TTCTGATACCCACCTGCATCGATGCAGCGATACGGTCAATGAACGAACCAATTTCGCGCCGCTCCCGGGTTCGCCGGGGGTCCACTCGTAACTGTGGACTTAGGCGCGGACGGTACGTCCGCTGCAAGTACAGGATGTGGGGAAGAAAAGCTAACTTCCCTCTGTTCCGGCCCGATCGCCGGCATTGGTATGTCTTTTACATAGGGTAAGACACACACGAACCCTCCTAATTGCGTGTCATCTGCTATCGCTCGAAACACTGCGATCTGTAACGACGTGCCCGTGTCAATACACGTGACCGCCGTCTGACTCGCGTACAGATCGTTTGTTGACTTGACGGCTGCACCGCCAAGTGTCGTGCGATAGTTTGGACGGACAAGAAAGAAAGGAACCCTCCCGTACTGAGGGCTCTCAATCAATATGCCGCCATTCATGCTCCTTCCGTCGATTTGCATTCGTCCTAATTGTGGCGTCAGAGAATTGGCTGGATATGTGACCGCGTCTGAAACTGCGGTTGAATCCAACCAAGCTGCCGTCGTCTGTGTTCCAAGATTCGGGACGTTGGTGCTGGTGGCCAAGGTCGTAAAGAACAACCTCATTCCACCTCGCCAGAAGGCGTACATGGGTGCCAAAAGGGACCAGTAATCCTCTGCAAGATCTGACCCAGCGAACACGCCAGCCGAAGCCGACATGATCCCAGGTACCGAAGGTCTCACAGTGATCCTAGAGTTAGTCCCTGTAGAAATGATCTGGGCTTGAATGAAGGTCTGAAGCAACTGTCTGATCGACGTAACTTTCTCGCCAATGCACATGGCCGCAGGATTTGAACTCTGCGACGAGATGCGAGCGTTACCCACACCAACTGGTGGTGTGATTTTGCAAGCCTCCGTATTCATGTGACCCGAACCAATCTTTTTGGCACGTGGAGCAGGTAGTGGATCCGCAAACCCTTGATCAATGAAGGGTGAAATCTGTTTAGTTCGTGGGAATGCGAATTCGAAGTCTTCTGCTCCTGAGACTTCCATCAGAACATCAATCGTGCTTGAGCAGGTGCTGGGAGCTGTCAACTCGTTCAAAACGTATATTGACATCACCCCATAGGGCACCTCCGTATTCACGAAAGCTGTCTGGTATGTGTATGGGAATTTGAGCGTGAACTCATTTCCCTCGCTAATATCGATGATGTGTCGATGAACAAATGCAGAATCTTCCAGCGTAGGGCCGGCGGCCGTGAGGCCGGGGTAAAAGGCTACAACCAATCGTCCCTGATGCTGCATTGTCTTGACAAATTTGAACGTCATCTCGAATGAACCTCTGTAGTAAGCAAAGAGGTTTGCGAGGTAAGCAACTGGGGGCGCAGCGTAAATATTCGTTCCGCTAGGCCCGGTTCCTTGCACAATTTCCCAAGTGAAGGGAGCCAAAACCCAATCCTTTAGATCCTGACCCTGTAAATCCGATGTTGTCCAGGAAAATGAACCAACGTATGCCTTCTTGCGAATCAAGTAAAGCATGGCCATCTCATCCTCGGCTGTGCCAGCAAAAGCCACCCAGGGAACCTGGTTGGCTGCTGATAGTGCCACTGCCTTGACATTTTGCACCGGGTGATCACTGTTTCCAAACTGTGGGAGTATTGCACGCGCTTGGCTTACCATCAACTCGTTGACACGAGGAGCGGAATAACCAAACGCGGCAGCCGCCTTAGCTCCCAAGGCGGTGAGCCACGCAACGGGCGCAGCTACTTCTGTCAGAAGCGGGATCGCTCCTGCAACAGTCGCAACATGTGAGATCACTGACAGGGGTCCGGAAATAGGACCGGTATGTGACTCATCCTTCCCCTTCTTTTTCTTCACGTTCGCCTTCATGTGACCCTGGCCAACGCGTCTTGCTCTCCTTGCAGCCACCTCGCTCGTCACAGCGATAGTATTGACCGTGGGATTCACCAATTCAACATCCTCGAAATGTCCAAAGATCTTGATGGAATAGGCATTGCTGCCAGTGCCCGTCTTCAACGGGGAGTACACATAAATGACAAGTGTACCAATGTTGTCACTGACTGCTAGCCCTCCACCAGGGGACACCAAGTTGTAAAAGCTTGATGGTGATACCCAGGGGATCTCAATCTGCATCTGTGAATCGCAGTTGATATCCATCTCAACCCGCTGCATCTGAGTTATCGTGGTCAAGGAGTTCTCGCGCGCTGTGCGCAGCGAAGAAGGCATGAATTGTCGAAACGGGTGCCAAAAGGCGATAAGTCTCCCTTGTTGAAACTCATTTCCATTTGAAAAGATCTGGAAATAGGTCTTCCCTGGTCTAAAACCATGGAAGCCATTGAGTTTATCTGTGTACATTGGGAGTAACAAATCCTCTGGGACCCTAAACGACGCAACTATGCCGGTGGTGGCGGTGCCAATACTGAACTCACCCAAGTCTATCTGTTTGCGCAGGAAATCTTTGATACTGTCCTGTACAAAATGAGTCGAAGACGACTCAATTAGGGAAAGACTAATGGGCATTTCGGGCTTCGCCATAACCACCTGGCGATCATTCTTCTCCACTGTGGTCACATGTGTCTCGGTCGGTTCCGCTGCCGCGGCGACCGGATTGTTTGTTTCTGGTGCTGATTGTGCTGCCCCATTACTACTCAATTGCGGTTTGGCTGGGCAAAACCATCCGCTTGAGGGTTTTCGTGGTGTCCTAAGACTTGGGAGGATTGCTCCCGTGGTGCCAATGGCTAAATAGCCCACCACAGCCTTCCTGTAGAGACAGAAATTTCCAAAGGTCTCTTGAGGAATTAGCTTTAGGCAAGGGTGGCCAGTCCCTGCCATTGGGGTGAAGTTTACCAACCCCCCGGACAGAAGTCCGGGTGGCGACTCTTCTCCTGCAATTGAACCTGGTCTTGTATAGGGTACTCGTATCCGTATTTCTCTTTGAATGCTGAAAACATCTTGGGTGCCCATTCGTCGTAAGACTCGGTCGAATGCAGTGAGAGCTCGACTACCGCGTGGTCGAAGGTCTGCTTCACATTTCGGGAGCGCTCCGCCGGTGTTGACCCGCGGCTCCACAAGGACATTTCTAGTACTGTGTCCAAGTTTAGCGGGGCGCTCCATTCCCCAAAAAGGTCGTTGAACCTAAAGGCGCGTTTGAGAAACGTGACTTGCTCGAATGTGAGGAGGGGTGAACCCTCCGTAATCTCTTCTTTCTCTGCAGTCGTGTATCCCATTCCGTACCTCTCGGCTACTTCTTTGATGTTCGAGAGCGTCATGAACTCTGCAGCCCACTCGCTCACCCCAAGGATATGGTCATCCCCAAGGGAAATGCAATAGCACTCGTCATCGAACTCGCAGATGGCCCATCGTCCTTTCGGATTCTTGAGCCCAAACACCAGTCTAAAGAAGACATTGGTGTAGACCGAGTTGAGGATAGCGGTAAGTGGATGTCCGGACGGTTCCGAACTGTGCCACTCAAACACTACGTCCCACCACAAGTGGCGGGAGTTCGTGATTTCCATAAAGAGTATGCGGCGTACTTGTGCGTTCTCTTCTCCATCGTTATACCATTTGTTAATCATTTCGCAAATGGCTTTCATGATCTGAGGGTGAAGAGACGTATCATAACGTTTAAAGTCTCCTGCCGCGAACCCTTTCTTGCGTCTAAGAATCTGTGCCAACCGGTGCCAATCCCCATGGAAGGGGTTCAGCCCAATGGCTGTTCCATTGACAGTATGTCCTTGCTGAATGAAGGCCGCAAATGCTCCAAAATACATCCGGAATAGGATCTGCAAATCCAACGGGCTTCCAGAAATAAATCGTGCCATGCCAGCCTCCACTTTCGCCTTCTTCCTAAGTTCATCTTTCAAAAAGTTCTTGAAGACGAAAAATGGTCTCCTGCCAATCTTCAACTGTGCTTCCTCATCTAGGACGCGTTCCATCATTCGTACTCCGCGATCGGTCGTAACATTCTTGCCTGTCTCTGTTCTGTAAAACCATTCTTTCTTTCCAGGCTTCGTCGTCTCCTCTCCAGCCATATAGCCGGGTGAGGTGGAGAAATTCATCGCGGTGAAATTCCTCCCAAGTTCCGTTCCCGGTTCTCCTCCGAACACTGCCTCTTCTTTCGTCAAGACACGTCTGGGGATTGCCGGTTTGTCCTTTACTGCCTTCTCTGCCTGTGAGAGCCACCCGAGGCAAGCCTGCTTGATCAGCGGCTCGTCCCCAGGATCAATGTCTATGGGTGGTTTTCCGTAGTCTGCCACCGCACGGTCATATGCTCCCCTTTGTCCAATTGGGGCCGGCGCAAGCTTTCGCTCGCACCACTCCAGGCCTTCAAAGGCTTGTTCCAACTCCGTCTTCCATGGTACGAAGACAGGCTTCTCGAGACGGGCCACGGGCTGGAAGATCCCCCCTGCAGGGGTCTCTCGTCCTCCCATGTCCAATCTCATCATGCCAACTCCCTCTGGTGGAGGGTTCGGCTTGACTTTGTCCTCCTTCTTTCTCCTCGAATCCATTATGTCGTACATGTCTTTCGAGAAGACGCTCGCAAGGCTCCACGTGCTGCAATTGCCAGCAATATGAAAGCCAACAAGCTTGTTAGCTCCACTTGTTGAATCAACAATGTAGTATGGTGACATACAGTCACCGGGTCCTGCTATTCCGTTCTCAACCTCAAAAGAGAGGTCGGAATCATATTTCTCCTCATCCACCCGGTAACTGTGTTCACCACATAGGCTCTTTCCTTTGAGCTCAATGAATCTCTGGAATCCTGGGTGCCCTTCACGTTCAAATGTGAGCAACATGTCAACTTCATCCCCTTTAAATACTTGTGCTTTTTCAGCAAACAAGTAGGGACTAATGTCAATGCGCTTCTCTATCTTCTCCAATGTGAAGTAAGCATAATCTCGTTTGGCCCAGAGTCCTTCACTCCATGCGTTGAGAACCTTTGACAATGGTATCTTGAATCCCTTTGCAGGTTCCATTCCCCTAGCCGCAACCGGCTTCAGGGTAAATTCATCTGTGGGCTTCATCTTCTCTGTCTTCACCTTGTTCCTAAAGTATTCGCGTACATGCCTCGGGATAATCACTTCGAATCCTGTGATTATCGCGTGTGTCGCTACATTTCCTTTTGGTGTATACAAAGTAAAGAATGCGCTGTTCCAAACAGCGTTTGCAATGTCAAAGACTGCTCCATCTCGTCCATGGCCTGCGCCTTTCTTCTTGTTCTTCTTCGTAGCCATTGGTCGATGAACGGAATGCCCTTCGGCTTCGTTCCCGCTCATCATGTACCACGCAATTCCTCCAACAAGAAGCGCGCCAACCACTGCTGGTCCGACAATCCCCCACCATCCAGTGAACTCGAAGTAAGCTCTAAATTTCTCCTGTATGCTCTCTTTCGCGTTCAAACTGGCTCTTCTCAACTTCTCCATCCATGTGAGGGATTCCAACTGTTCAATCTCCGATGCGGTAGGTGGCTTAAGTTTCGCCAACTTGTATGTAGTGGTCCACTGGTGCTTGTTGGACTTCCAGTGAACATCCATCCACACCTTGTCCCGAAGAGGTGAGTCAGTCATCGAAAAATAGGTCGCCGAACAACTCGTTGCGACAAGTTCGTTGACGATCTCATCATTCAACGGTTCGTCCTCCTTCATGTTCATCTCCTGTCGCAATCCCTGCTCCACAAGCTTCTTCAGCCTGAGGATCTGTTCTGCCTGACTCTGTGGTCCCTTGAGCTTCTCTCGAAGACTCAAAATGACCTCTGGTTCTAACTGTGTCTTCTCCAGAGCCAGACTCAATGACTGTGCGAATTCTGAATCGGTCCTAAACTTCTCGATATTCTTCTCAATGTATTCTGGATCCGATTCCATCCCTGGTGAAGGGACGTCGATTCCGGCCTTCCGCGCGCTTGCGCACACTGAAAACCGGAAATCGCTCTTCACGTTCTTCACATATTGACTCTCCTCCACGTCCTGTTCCTTTAGGTGTTCCTTCCCCTTGGACTCGGCTCTCACCGGTTCCATGGGATAAGGATCAACTTCTTCAACAGGGACATCACTGTCCTCGTCGACGATCATCTGAGGGACATCATCATCATCCTCCTTCATATGTCCCTTTCCGTGGTTTGCAAGCAAGGCCCTCGCCGCCTCTCGGCGTGCGATGACCGCATCCACTTCTCTCTCAAAAGACCTGTCGATCTCCTCCGTATAAGCCTTAGAACGGGCTGAACGACGTGTAAATTCCAGGAATGTGCTGTTGATCATTTGTTCCAAATCCATTTCTTCTGTTCCATCAACTTGCACACACTCGTTCAACAACTTTCCTTTGTTCCATTCGAGCTTCACTCGGGCGAAACGGAAGGGGCGCGGATCAAATCCAACGTCCTCTGGTATCTTATCCAAGTCCAATCGCCAGTTGAGTGGGTCCTTTTCGGCCTCCCATCCCGCCATGCGATATTCCTTCGCCGGATAGCAATAGTATATCAAATCCATTCTTCTGCACAATGCTTCCGGTTTCTTCAAGATGTGCTCCGCCAACTCCTTCTCAAGGTCGGTCATTGACAGGTTCGATGTCGTGATGACGAACTCGGATCGTGCGTAGGTATTACCCTTCGACCCTAAGTCCGCCATTGGTAGAGCTGTAGGAAACTCTCCGGCCATGTTAAAGTACTTATTGAACTCGCCAGGGTCTCCCGTAGCGTGCTGGAATTGACCGAAATCATCTCCAGCTACTGCAAACTGCTCATTGTATCCACTCATGAACTCATCAAAGGCATTGATAACGTACAAACGATCGTACGCTCCCTTCTTAAGCCTTTCAAGCTCTTCGTTGGGCACCTGTCGGTGATCCCACACCTTCAACAAGATCCTCCTGAATATCGGGATCATCGCTAAACTCTTCCCGACGCCTGGTCCACCAATGATGTGCAACCAAACTGGTCTGGGTTTCGAGCCGTTAAGCCCGATCCCTGACGTATGAAATTCCAGTCGAATGCGCTCGAGGTCCCTAAGAACAGGGCCACAAGCCATCCGAATCGTCTGGGCAAGCTTCCCCGTAGGGTACTTGCTACTCATGCGAACGTATTTCTGGTAGAGGCGATCTGCCTCAGCCTTCGTAACTGAATTCATGTTCGCTTTGTTATGTTGATTTATGAACGCCATCGTCTCATCTCTCCAAGTATCTATCTCAACAATGCTCGTCTCCAAGATGGCGATCTGGTCAACTCCAATATAAGATCCAATCGTGTTGACCATTCCCTCCAATAGGGAAACTGCTGTGGTTCCAAAGTCATGTAGTCCCTCAACATTCTTTCCAAAATTGCTGATGAAACTTGAAACCTCCTTAAGCATCTTCCCCTGGGGGGCCGTCTTCGCCGTGATAGCGATGGCGGCCATTGCTCCAATCTGCGACATCGTCGAAATAACACTCTCAATTCCTCCATGTCCTTCACCTGGTAGTTCCGGTGTGTTCTCAACGACCCACTGAAGCATATTCATCTCCGTGGTATATGATTCAATCGTGGCCCCAAACGGTCGGGACCAGAAATCCTCATGATTCGGTCCTGTTAGTGCACAAACGCCGTGACAACAGCGATAGTGCAACCAGCACATGAAACGGAAAAAGATCATCCGCTCACATGCCCGCTTCGTGGGCCCCCATCCAGGGGCTGCACAAAGTCTCTGTCCATCATAGGCATTCAAGTATCCAATGCCCATCCATTGTCCTGGTAATGTGTTCTCTGGATCGTTGGGACCTAAAAAGGTCATTGGTCCCAAATGGTCATCGCGCTCAATATGCTCACGCGCCAAATATTCAAAGAATCTTGACTTGTAATCAACCTCCTGGTCAAACAAGCGCGTAAATCCACGCGCCCGATCTTCCAGGACGGTCTCGTAACGGATAGTTGCCGGTCGCAACCACTCGGCCATTTGTATGAAAATAGGTTCCTTCTTAAAAGTCTCCCACGGGTCCACCGTGTTGGCCTCCATGTGGCCTTCCCCGGGCATCAAAGCCCTGAGCTCTGCTAGGAAAGGCACCAGTTTTGTCGAAATTAAGTCGTACATCTTTGAAAGCAGTATTCCTCCAGAGATCACTGCTGCCATGCTCCATCTAAATGTTCTCTCGTTCTTTAACTTGTGTACTGAATAGATGAAGACAGCAAGCGCCGGTAAGACAACAGCCGCATCAACTGCGTACTGCCATCCTCCCATTGCTTCTCTCCTTTCTGCTTCGATTCGAACCGCGGCTTTCTCTGTTCTCACCGCGGCCCTAAATTCCTCTCTCACTACAGTACGAACACCTTGGGAGGCCTTCGTAACTATTTCATCGACGATACCTCCCATCATGTGTCCGGTAGCTTTCGCGTCTCTTCTCCTTCTAATTTCCTGATCTGCTGCTTTGTCCAACTTACGTCGGACTAGTTCTGCTCGCTGCAAAGGTGGTGTCTTCTTGTATGCTTTCAACACTCCCATGACCGCATCGCGGTCACAGTTCTCGCTGACTTCTATCACGCGAGCACCTTTCCTCGGTATAAAACTTTCTCCTTTCTTGATCAGGACGATCTCCGGTCGAAATCGTCGCTTGAAACGCGACTCTGTCTTCGCTACTTCTTTGTTCAAGTGAACATCTCCAAACCGCTTGCACATGGCTGCAACCATGTCTGCGGTTAGATCATAATTCATCTCTGATTCAATCTTCTTGTCCACTTGATCGTAATATTCTCCTTCTTCATTCCACATGTGCCCCCACCCTTGTTTCTTTCCGGTGGAGGGCAATGCGTTCCATTCTTTCAACAAGAGCTCTTCTTTCTCGATTGCTCGAGCGTGGTATGCCTTGTTTCCGGGCATCCTCGATTCTCTCATCTTCTTCCGATGGTAACGCAACCGCGCCCTGCAATTTCGTATCTCAAGTGCGCGATTGATCTTCATGTAAAATGATTCCTCCTCAATCTGTGTGGTTTCATCTCCTTTATCAACCTCCATGTGTCCGAAACCCCTCTTCCTTGTGAAACAAGGGGTCTCTTTTTGACTCTTCAACAAGATGTCAACGGCATGCTCATTTGAGGGCGTATGCCAAAACCTATGAAGGTTATCATCAATCTTCTGAATCCACTGACGTGCGATGCAACGGTACTGATCTGCATAGAAGTTTGCTCCTTCTCGCTCCGTAACATCGAATATTCTCTTGATCCTTTCTGTGTTAAATTCAACAAGGAATTCCAAGTGCTCCTTGTAGATCGATGAAATGGTCTGAAAATCCTCGAATCCATCAAGATCGATTTCAACGAGTGACATGCGATACACCTGCTTGCACTCTTCCACGAAGAAGTGCAGCTGGTGCGCATCGCTCTGTTTCCACTCCAAACTAATTGGTAGTGTTACAACGTCTCCCTCATGATTGATCTCAATAGGGAGCTCGTCGCCATGAACTTCCTCTTCACGAGCTTTCTCCAACTCGTAGTCATCCTCCTCCTCATCCTCCTTCATGTGTCCCTGCCCTTCTCGGCGGGGACGACTGAATGAGACGATCGAACGATCCTGATTATCCTTGCTCCAGATGTAAGCGTCTGGATCCTCATGGTACAAGGTATTCATCGCTTGCTGAACTTGTTCATCGTACATTCTCTCATCTTCTCGTTTTGCTTCTTCTCTCTCAACAACAGCTCTCTCGACAAAATAAGTGATCATATCACCGAGTTGAACTGCTCCAACCACCTGTGACAACAGGTTGGTCGAAATTTCTGATTCTGATGTGGCGGTTTCCCTGATTACATTCGTTTGTTGTGAAGTCATGTGGGCACTAGCCCAGTGGTTCATGTTTGTTTTTGGTGTTTTCAATTTTATTCTCAATCAACTCTTTCAGCTATCATGACTCGTACCTCCAAACCTGAGGGCAGCACATCCCGCCACAGGATGTCCTCGGAGTTCACGCATGATTCACCAAGACCGCTGCTGGCAACTTGGCATTCTATACGTGACGCTAGACGGGAACGGTAGGGTTAATTGGGTCGGGACAAAGGGTCCTTGAACCAACTTTCATCTATAAATTCCGATATTGTGCACGGCAACTCAAAAGAGTCCGTGATGTCATCTCATTTACGACTAAACCCGCGTTACTATCTCCTGGTTCGAATTAACAATGTCAAAGCTTCATTCGAATCTTGAGCATTATATTCCTCCCAAACCGAGATTATAAGTCTCGGGTGAGCGTTTTTAATGAAAAACCTCCAAAAATGTTTTTATCAAATTTTTCTTTTTATCAAAGTGTAACTGTATTCGGCTTTAGAATCACACGCTACAGTAATGACGTGTACCCGCAATGATCTGACAGACAAGTAAACCGATAC